CATGACATAGGTGTCATGAGGTAACTCAACCAGGAGTGGCGCTGATGCTTAGCGAGCTAAGTACCAACACCGCCCAGGCGAACTGGAGGTGTCCCCACCCTCGAAGCTAACAAAACTAACAACAAAACTGAGCCCCGATCTCAAGGACCAACCGGAAGCGCGAGCAACCGTTTGGCCCGTAAACGAGAAAGGGCCATAGTTAAGAAGTTAGCAAAGGAAGCATCGAAGAGGGAGTCTCTCTCGTCACTGCAACAACTCGGCCAGCAACTGATCAAGCTAGAAAATTACCCACCGCTGGGTTCTTCCCCAGAAGATGTTGCAACCCTGAAACGCGAACTCCTCCAGAGGATAGATACCATGACTAAAAGTCAAGGACCATCTAGGAGGGGCGCACGTACGGGACGGTCTGGCGATTCCAAGATTAAGTCCTCCCCATGTAGGGGGGGATCTTGGGTCGACCAAACCTTGCAACGTTCTTCGGGAGCGGAACCCGTCGACACGGCCTACATGGCTATGTCACGGCGGGCGGTTCTCGCAGCCTACGCAGCAGCTGGCGTACCTAGGAAACAAGCGGAATTAACCACTGACTTCGCTTTAGCAAGCATGCATTCTGCTGGAGATGAGCACGCAGGAAAGGCCTTAAAGAAGGCGGCAGGAGCGCACCGATCTGACTGGATCCACTTTCGTGGTGGTCAGAAAAGTGCACAATTGTCGTTCTTCGGTAGGGCTCTACCACGCGCTCCTCCGGCGGAGTGTGCAGCCGCTTTGGCTCAGCACAGAGTCGATTACACGAGTTTCCATGAGACGGAGTCAACAGTCCTTCAATCCGCACGTACCTTTGCCCGTCGTTGGGCTTCTAAATATCTCGCAAGAGCAACTGTCCCATTGGGACAGATCGCTTGGCCATCTCAATCGAGTTGTGCCGAGCGCTCCGCCGGTAAAGGTGGAGGCTTAAGCAAAATGTTAGAGTCCTTCGACGACGACCTGCCTGCTATTGTTCCTCACAATAGAGCAGGAGCCGTCGCGGCTTTGGAATCTCGCATGGTTCAGTCCTCCCTTAGGGAGTTCTTAGTCTGCGAAAGACCGAAGTCACGGGTGACGTGTTTAGCGGAAAGAGGTCTAAAGACCCGCGTTGTCACAGTTAGCCCAGCTTGGTGCCAAACCCTGGGTCACGCTGTTAGAAAGCGTCTCCTTCGCGCTTTGAAGTCCACTCCAGGTGCCTACGCTCCTCTAATTGGGGCAAGTAGTTCAGAAATTGGTCAGATGTTCATGGGAGGTAGTGGAGACCGTTTGGTTTCCACAGATCTCACTAGAGCCACTGACTTGATTCCCCTTGATTTGGCAGCTTCCATTGTAGATGGCCTGAATGACTCAGGCCGAATCTCAGACCTTGATGAGTCAATCTTGAGAGTCCTTACTGGACCTCAAGAATTAACCTATGGGAATGAGACGATCCTCTCTTCGAGAGGAATCTTAATGGGGCTACCTACATCTTGGGTGATCCTTTCTTTGATCCACTTGTTTTGGTTAGAGGAAGCTCGCGTGGCTGGGAATATACCCCGAAAGAAGTTCCGGGCGAGTGTATGCGGTGACGACGGTTTCGCTCTTTTGAACGAAGCCGCTGAAACTAAGTACGCTCAAATGGTCCTTCGATGTGGAGGTTTACCCAGTCCAGGCAAGCATTACGTGAGCACTGGAGGCAGTTTGCTTCGTGGAGTCTTTTTAGAGAAGCTCTACGAGTTTCATCTTTCACCGGCAGGCCAAGTGGACTTCGTCCATTTGGTCTCAGCCATACCAGTGAAAGGTTTAACAAGTAGGTCACTTCCTAGAGAGATGTTCACGGAGCTTCCAGTCCGATGCGACTCATTCGGTCTGATCACGATTATGGTTCTCGACACATTGTGGAAAGAACCTGCGTGGCATCAGCCGATTAAGAAGTACATCGAATTGGTCTGCCCTTGGATCTCAAAGTACGCGGAGGAGAGGCTAGCCCTAGG